ATCTGAATCACTCTCGGTGTCTATACTGTCAGCTGCTTTAATACCGAGATCAGCCTGGTCCACAAGTTCTTCAAGTCCTAACAGATCGTGCTCAAATAATAGCAGAGCTTTTTCAATTAGCTCATCGGACTTTGGATCAAGTGACAAATATTTTTTGATCTTTTTCTTTTTGATTGGCTTTGTACAATACCGCTCACTCATTTTTCTAAGAGAGAGCTTGCTTGCCCCTTTAATATCTGCCCCACCCTCTGTACAGTTTATAATCTCAAATTGACTTGGAGAATTTCTTATCATGGCTTCAAAGCCGGTTATGAAAGACTGGAGGCCTGTATTGGTAAGAACAGCACTCCCAAAATATCCGGGATCGTATCCGGCAGGCCCCATAGACATCTTTCCCTCATTACGTTCCTGGAGAGAGCTTCTGGGATCATCCACTTTCCAATATATTATTCCGTCAATGACCTCAATCTTTCCGGCCGAGTCTGCTAATGGCGAGTGAGATGAGTCTGTCAAAGACAAGTCCTGGCCCATAAAACAAATAGGATCGCATCCAAGTAACTTAGCAAGGCCAAAATTCAGATGCGCTACGCTTCCACCCTGCTCAACGGTTCCCTTCTCATTCAAGACAGAGGGAATGGCCTCTATTCCCGGAGCTGTTGGATTGGCGACAATGAATTTTGTTCCCTGCCATAACTTTAAAGCATCTGCATGAGTTTTATTCAGAGCCACGAGAGGGACTTTTGAATCCTGCAGGCCAATAAAGTGAGACAGATTAACATTCCCAAAGTCGACAGTACAAATAAAATCAGGCTCTATGTCATATGCATTTAATATCCTTAGTGCCTGAGCCACTGCAATTATAATTACTTTGTCCTGGATCTCCTTTAAGATATGTATATTTTTATGGAGAGATGAGCCTGTGCTCACGAGTACAGCGGGCTTGCCTTCAAACAGGCCAGTCAATTCTACCACCCCTCTATGTCTTATCACATACGGAATATTAGCTATGTCATTGTGCGCAATCTCTTTTCCCGCTCCGGTTACCGTTCCGGTATTACATCGGACCTGATTAACATTCTCAATTACGAATTTAGACAAGTCAAAATATTCATTGTATCTGAGAAAGGTATATTTGTCGATCGAGAAACCCCACTGCTGATTTATATACAGAGCTTCGTACGCCCCTATGGTCTGAGCAATATCGGCCTTGTCAGGATAGGCGAAAAATACAGAAGTATTCTTAATCCATTTAGAAAAGTCATATACTTCAAATGCCATCTTGATAAATTGAGTAACAGGCTCCACGACAATAACTTTATGGCTTTTGTGTTTCTTGTCGAGTATTCTTTTAAGCATGTGGCCAAGTCCAAGACCAACCACGACAGTTACGCAGTCCGCATCATAAGTTATTTTCTTGACATCATTCCGGCTTGCCTTCCTGGGATTTGCCATATCATATATTGATACCTTTTCATTGCTGTCTGTCTTCATCAATATATTTTGATCCCTGTTTTTTGCCTTTATCGGCTGAAGCCATTTCTTGTCGGGTTCCTCCTCAATCCAAGTATGCATCCTTTCACTAATGAGTTTAAGAGCTTCCATATTTTTCTGATAATTATCTTTCATTTCACCTATCCTTTTCTGTTATTAGTTTTGTGGTGGGCAGTGATTTTTTTTCAATGGTCCACCTTTGTCTTTTTTTGGTTTGTCAACTGCTTTTGTTGGCCTGCGTGCTTCTAATTTTATCTTTTGTTTCTTTACAAGAACCAACTGATTTTCATCAAAGTGAACCCAATCAGCGGGCTTGTCGTCTTTCATTTTCTGTGACTGAACTCCGTACCTATCACAGCCAGTTATGTACTCAGCTCTACATTGAACTATGCCCTTGAATCCTGTGATTGGATCCTTGACCTCATCACCCAAATTAAATTTAAAGTTTGTCATATTATTTACTCCTTGCCAACGGTGGCTTAGGCTTGCTGAGTGCCGCAGATTTCAATGGCATTTCCGGTATCTCATGTTTTTCAATTTTGTATCCATTCTTTGTCATGTAGGTTTTGTACTTTCTTTCAAGTCCCTGTTCCTTTATGAACATGATCTGAAGTTGCATTATCGTATTGGATAATGAAGTACTCCTGATTATTTCCAGTTGAGACATAGCCAAGGCCGTCATTACCTGAACATTATTTTCAAGACCCTTCCTCAAGGTCTCGCCATAGATCCCGCCTGTCCATGCCCTGACAATGCTGTCCTTAATCTTTTTGAAAAATCCTTTGATTTTACTCATTACTTACTCCTTTTTTATATTATATAGTGCCTGCGAACCCTTCTAAGAATTGTTTTAAGCTACCTGTGCAGAGACTTACTCCTTTTTCTGAGGCTTACCACTCCTTTCTCTAAGCCACATACTTTTTGTGATGTAATAATGATTGAGGTCCAGGTATGTCCCATTTAAATATAGAGCATTAAAAGAGTCCCCTTCATGAAACATACCTATATTTTCAGCAATCTTCCCCATTCCATAGTTAGCCATAGCAGTTCCCAAATAGATTCTATTGAGATTCATTTTCTGGAAGCCATGCACGAGCATTTGTTTACATACAAGTGTTCCAATCCCCTTACCCCAATGGTCTTTGTCTCCAATTATTATGGCTAACTCAGCACTGCGATTTATCCAGTCTATGGCCTGGAGAGAAATATTGCCTATATGACTGTAATGGTCATTACATGCTAAAAGACTTCCTCCGATAGCCAACACCAGATTTTTATTAGTACTTGCCAAAAAATCCTCATAATCTTTTTCTGTCTTTGGAAACACGCCATGAGAATTATATTTTGTAACCTCTTGATCTGTAAACCAGGATTTATAATCCGGTGTCATGTGCTGTCTTTCGAATGGAACTAATCTAATCTCATTATTTATTTGATACATTTTATTTCCTTTCTATTAAAAATTTTATAAATCGCTTGAGCCATTTGGGATGGCATTCGACAATAGCTTTTTTTAATGCATTGATTCTAATTTGCAAAATATATGTTTGATAGCTGAATGATCCCGTGATTCGCCTTTCATTTTTAAGTCTATACAATAAAGAAATATTTCTATCATCACAATATTTATGAAATATTTTTATTACTCCTCCATAAAAGGTTTTATCATTTTCTTAACGGATTCGAAAGTTAGGAACTGATTTTTGTCACTACTGTAAGTCCACCTGACTTTCCCGTGATCTTCGCTCGGTCGATCTGGGTGAATATAAAACGTGTCCAGATCCTCATCAAGCAATAGGCTCTCTTCTTCGGCAATCAGGCACTCGTGTAATTTTTCGCCCTTTCTGATTCCTATTTCTTTTATATCACATTTGGGAGCTATTGCCCTTGCTATATCTGTGATATGGATACTCGGCATCTTTGGTATGTAAATCACGTTGCCAAATTTTTCAGTGGCGGCCTGGACTATAAAATCAGATACCCTTTCCATGGTTATCCAAAAACGGGACATTCCATAACAGGTTATTGTTATCTCTCCTGACTTCGCCTGCTCTTTAAATAATGGAATGATAGAACCACGAGAGCCTAGCACATTGCCATACCTACATACTGAAAACTTTGTCCCTTTCTTTCCTGAATAAATATTCCCGTGCAAGAATAATTTCTCAGCCACTGTCTTTGTGGCTCCATACAGATTGACGGGATAGACGGCCTTATCTGTGCTTACATGGATAACTGATTCAACTTTGTTATCAATAGCACAGTCCAGTAGGTTAGTGGCTCCGTTTATATTTGTCTTGATGGCCTCTACTGGATTCTCTTCACAGGATGGAACCTGTTTCATTGCCGCTGTATTGTAAATGACATCCACTCTATTCACAGCCCTGTCAAGTCTGTTCTTGTCTCTGACATCTCCAAGTAGGAAGGACACCCTGTAATCCAAGTCAAGTGCCTGTAATTCTTTTTTAAATTCCCACTGCTTTAATTCATCCCGGCTGAAAATCCTTATGCCCTTGGGTCTGTATTTTGTTTTCAATAATTTTGTTATGGTCTTGCCGAGACTTCCTGTTCCACCTGTGATGAGTACTTCTTTATCCATCCATTTATAAAATTCATTTTTCATTTTAATCCCCCACCTATTATTATCAAAGCCGCTCCAGCCGCAGCCGACAGGATACCAACTATCAAAAGGATCGACCCAACTCTGCCTGGATCTAAATCCTGTTTCATTCTACACCCAATATAAATTATAAAGGGACTGAGAATTATCAAAGTCACTCCCCAAGTCATGTACTGATAGTAATGAAAGTTGTTCATAATATTTCCCTCAACTGCTCTGGTGTTCTGGCGAATGGCCCCGCGTCCGGTCCGGTTGAGTCTGGAAGTTTATAGTGGCATTCATAATAGTCAGGACGAAATTTATTATACAAGTCCCAATCACAGGTATGGTCACTAATGCCATGCTCCAAGTCTCCGCTATAAAACCCCTCATAGTCATGGAGGCTGGCTGGATATTTAGACATACATGTCAGGTTAACGAGAGAGTCACCCGCAGCCTCCCACGCCTTATTGGCAAATGCCCCAACGGCTGACAAGCTTCTAATGATTCTTGTCTTTCTTGGTATCTCTCCGATTAGCCAATACAGGTCCGGTCGGTTTGCGATCTTAATGAATGGTGTCACAAACTGTTGTAAAAATCTCAGACTGAATATATCAAATACGCTGGCTGTTGTCTGATATCCATATTCCTTTCGTGCATACTCATAAAGTTTTTCAAATACACCCCACTGCAAAGGAACATTTTCCCCTTCCTTTTGAAACAGTTGCCATTTGATAACGCACTTCCTTTCAGGATCAACGGCAGCGAGCTCGTCAATCATTCTCTCACCATAATAGTAATCATTCTTACAGGTGTTTCCAGAACCAAAATCAAGTATTATCATTTTGATACTCCTCATTTATTATCGAGAGAATCACACTCTCGTAATATTTCCCACCGTAATATTTACGGTCTCTCAGCACAGCTTCCTTTGTAAATCCACAGTGCTCCCAAAACTTGTAGGCGTGTGTAGTTGTATATGTGTCCGCGTACACAAGATTTAAATTAAACTGATTGAACGCCACATCCAGTAGGGAAGTGACTGCCGCTTGGCCAACTCCTTTTCGGTGCTCGCCAGGAAGGACCAGCAAGGAGATTTCAGCCGTTCTATTTGCAAAGTGCATCTTATCCAGCCCACAATATCCCAGAAGTTTACGGTCGTTATCAGGATAATAAATCAGGTAATAAAATTTAGAAGGATCTGATCTTATTGACAACAGCCACGCTTCCTGATTATCTGGATACGTGTCCATATATGATCGTAATGTTTTTTTGATCTCAGGGCTGTTCCTATACTCTGCAATCAGTCGCAGTTCGTGCTCTCCTGCTATTGGCTTCAATACTATTCCCATAATTTATATCTCCTTCAGCTGGTCTTTGTGTATCCACACTTTTTCAAATGCAGAAGCTATGTCGTCTATATCTTTTGCGGACAAAGGAAGCTGCTGAAGCGTCCAGCAGAATAATTCATTTTCCCATAGCTGCTCAGCCACCGGGCAATCCCCCTTTTTATATTCCCTACCCTTCAAGGCCCAGTGAGAGGCTTCTTTAAATAACGGCATCAAATGCAGGGGCTTAATGTACCCGCAGCCAATTGCTGCCTCGTCTCCCTTGTCCGGTCTGCCGTCCTCTCCTCCTTGTAACTCCGCCCGCACTGCTTTGATAAAAACATCCCTGTGAACTCCGGCGATGGCCTGATCGAAAAAGAAAGCCTGTACATAATAACTGTGAGTAGCGTTAGCTCTGGTTTCGACAGGCTTGACGCAAGGTATTTTTGCAAGGTGTCTGTTTATTATATAGGCATTCTCTTGTCTCATCTCTACGAACCTGTCTAATTTTTTTAATTGCTCGATGGCAATAGCAGCTTCAATCTCAGTCATTCTTAAGTTGGAACCTACTATTCCTTTGTCTTCAGGATTCACTTCAGCACACTCTGGGCAATTTTCCATAGAACTAATTACAGCCTCAGCATGATTTCTGAGCAGGGCACTTTTAAAATAAAGATCTCGCCTGTCTGTGTTTATGATCCCGCCCTCACCACAAGTCAAGTGCTTGCCCTGAGTAAGAGAGAAGCAGCCAATATCGCCAAGTGTCCCAGCATAATCGTTTTGCATCCTTGATCCGATGGCCTGAGCAGCATCCTCAATAACGAACAAGTCATACTCTAATGCCAAGGCATTTATATCAGGGTCATAGGGTTGTCCAAATAGATCCACTACAATTATTGCCTTTGTCTTCGGTGTGATTTTTTTGAGTACGGAGTCTGGATCAAGACAAAAATAATCTTTTTCTATGTCGGCAAATACTGGAGTAGCTCCGTGTAGAAGTGGAGCAGTTGCCGAACAGCTCATGCTCCAGGGAGTTACAATCACCTCATCACCAGGACCAAGTCCAATAGCTCCACATGCCACTTGTAATGCGGAAGTGCAGCTATTGACAGCCAGAGAGTACTCTATCCTCATTTTTTTTGACCATGCCTCACACAGCTCTTTATTTTTCGGGCCGCCAAAAAATTCTGGGACCCAACTGCCCCTAAAGTGAAACAACCTTCCTGAATCAAGTACGGCGTTAACGGCTTCTTTTTCTTCCCTGCCAATTGACTCCTGAGAAGGAAATGGCTTTTTCCTTATTGGGGAGCCTCCAAGTATTGCTAATTTATTTGTCATCGGTTACACTCCTAACTTTTTATATATTTCTTGTACGGCTAGAGCGTCATCCGCGGTACAGATTAACTTAGTGCCGTCATCAAGATGGTCCACGCAATTCTGCATTAGGCTGGACAACCCTTTCCCGAGGTCTGTTAAAGTCTCTGTTATATGGTCAGCGGGCATTGTCAAATATTCTCCATACACGGGTTCGGGTACAGGTTCATAAAATCTAATGACTTCCCCATGTTCCGACAAAACAATTTTGCACTTCTCAGTAAGTATCTCAATATCAAATATGGCATACGCTCGGCCATCCACTGGACAAAAGAAAACGGAGGGGCATTTTTCAGTTGCTAGTATTACAGCACAGGTCGTATCCTCTTCGCTTCTATCTGGAATACCAAGACCCATATTGACATTTCTTCCGTGTACAAACTCACCAAAAAAGTATCTAATCAGGTCGATGGCGTGACAGGCCTCGTGTTTGAATCCCCGCGTATAAGTTACCTTGGTGTGATATACTTTTCCGTATGCATTGTCATCAAAATTTGCTTTCAGTTTTTGGTATGCCTCTGGATACCGTCTGATGTAATCTATCGCAATTGGAATGTCTACTTTTTTTGCAATGTCGAGTACATGCAGAGCCTCGTCCGCATCTATACAGAAGGGCTTCTCAGCAATTATAAGTTTTGGCTTCATAGCCAGGCACTCTTCGATTACTTCGTGATGGGTTTCTGTTGGAGTACATACTATCATGATATCAATAAGGCCCCTTGCTTCTAAGACATCCCCAAACAGTGATTCAATATTTGAAAAACTTAGTGGATACCATCGATCTACACTGCCATCATTATTCCATTTCTCAGCGGCATGTCTCGCTTTATCCAAATCAGAATCGACAAGGGCATACATCCTTGTCCTCGGATTATCTGCCACGGCGTGGGCCATCGTCAAAATATTTTCTCCTCCAGGACAATCATATTCGTCTGGCTTTAATGCCCCGATAGAACCTGCACCGACTATTACTACGTTATAAATATTATCTCTCATTTGAATCCTCCAAAAATTATTATAGCCGCAATCAATACAGCCAGCCACAGGAAAAGAGCAGGGAAAATTTTAATTTCAATATGCTTCTCCCTCCTGTTTTTCATCACCCCTCTCCCGGTGTTTTTCTTACTACTGATTTATTTATTTCTAATAGGTGAGGATTTGCCTTGACATAGTCAATGACAGCCTCTGCTGTAAAATCATTATCTGAAAAATGCCAAAATATTTTATCTAACATTATCAGGTCCTCGTGGGTATCAAGTGTCAACCCCCATTCTGGAAAATGATATTCTTCCGGAGCGGTAAGATAAGAAAAAAGTTCGTTTTCAAAATATTCATGTCGGGTGTTCCAAATGTTCCAACCTGTATGGCAGCGGCGTTTCAAATTCAAGGTCATAAGGTTTACTTTCTTAAGCGCTTTGAAAGTATACACCTGGACATCAAAACCATCCGGCCAGGATCTTGGGTGACAGTTAGATGAATAAAGCTCCCCTGATTTTTTGACATTCTCAACCAGGGTGTCTATGTGGCTGGGATCTACAAGTGGACAGTCTCCAGTAATGTCCACGATGATATCAGCCTCACAGGACACGGCAGCCTTGTAGACTCTGTTGAGGACATCTTCATTTGCTCCACGAAATATACAGCAGTCTATGATTTCATCAACATAAGGATAAAGGAACTCTCTATTTTTAGCAGTGTCCGGCATAGCCACGGCGACATTGTCTACAGACTTTGCCCGGCTAACTCTCTCTACTACATGTTGGATGGCAGGCTTGTCTCCCAATTTCATAAGTACTTTTCCAGGAAGTCTCTGTGACTCCATTCGTGCTTGAATTATTGCAACTACTTTTTTACTCATACAACCCCCGATACTCTGTTTTTTATCCTGGTGGTAAAGACCTTGTCCGCCGCTTCAGTCAGGTCATCATTATGCGTCACTATAATAAACTGGAGACCTAGTTTTTCAGACAACATCTTCAACATCTCACCCGCCTTTGGCTGGAGATCAGAAGACAAGAAATGGAAAGGCTCATCCATGATAATTGTATTACAAGGCTTTGGCTGGCTGATCGACCAGCAAGCTATTCTGAGAGCAAAGGCAGCAACGTCAACGGCTCCGCCTCCAGAGGCTTCCATCGGCTCTGTCCTTTCTCCACCCCGTACAAAATACATTTCACATTCTGTTTTACCTCGCTTGAGAACAAAATCCATTTCAAATTCATATGGGTCATCGTAAACAGCAGCGAGGGCAGCAGACACAATGTCCGAAATATGATATTTTAATTCGTCCTGTGTCTGCTGTGCCACGGTCTGGATTATCAACTGAGCCGCCTCTGTATTTTTTAAGGATCTTGAAAGACTTTTAAGAAGTTTGTTTTCACTTTGAATTAACTCCAGACAATGGTCTCGTTTGCCCTTTTGCTGCTCAATGTAATTTCTATAATTAGAAATCATATTTTTCTTCCAGCTCTTTCATATTTTTATCAATTTCTTTCTGCTGCTTCTCTAACTGTACGTTCATAGCCTCCAGTTCAGCCTTCGCTGCCTCTATATCCATGACATTAAATTTTTCTTTGATCTGTTGCATGACTCCCTGGAGTTGGCCCTCCAGTTGATCCTTTTTTGTTTTCTTTTTTGCAATCTCGTTCTTCATATCTACTAATGTCTGAGCTGTGTTATCCATGTTTTATCTCCCATATAATTTTAATCACTCAACTACTTCCCATATTATTTCTTGAACTGGCTTCCTTGTCTTGTTCTTATTAAAATAATTTTCAATGTTCTGCTGAAAATTTAATCCTATCTCATACCCGTCATTCAGTCTCTCTACAAAGGAGCTGATACGGTCGTCCTTTACTTTTTGCATTTCAATGTGTTCTCTGTTTATTACACCGTCTTCAATTGGCAGATAGACGGGCGTGGCCTCATTCGTTTCCGCATACCAGAGATATACACAGGGCTTGTGGTCGGTCTGCCCGGCTGTCATCCTCATCATCGATCCGGAATTGACAAGTAGTTGATTATCTTTTTTGACCGTAAATGTTTTGTGGTTGTCCCCTGATACAATTAAATCAAAGTCTTTAAGTTTTTTCATAACCGACAGGGCAGAAGCTCCGCCGATAAGTTTGTCCTGGCTGTCTTTTGGCTTCTGTATAAAAGTGTGTACGAGTGCTATTTTTTTTGTGTGTTCTCTTTTAGCCTCACTTTTGAGGTCTTTCAAAGAACCACCAAAGTTGAGGCATTTGATATACCAATCATACGCATTTGGAATACCGACATTTAATACCTTAGCCACCTGCATTACTCTTATACTAGAATAGGATAAGTTATCTATGCTATGGTTTGGTAAATCATGCTGTCCATATACAGTAAGTAAATGTTCAGGCATGTGTTGTATCAGCCATGCTTCCAAGTATTGACTGGACTTTGCTTTGTGGAAGACATCACCTCCGCAGAGTATAGGACAACTGTATTTTTTTTGTAGATCGCTTATGAATTTAATCTTTTTGGTCTGCGCTGCCCAATAGTTGTCAGTCCTGCAAAGTGGCTGGCTGTCTCTTAGGTGAAGGTCTGAACACAGTATGGCACTTGGCTTTAATATATTTACTTCTTTAGTATAAGCAGTTCTTTTCATTTTATCTCCTGTTCGCATAGTGGGCAGACACTTGGCATTTTACTTTTATATTCATTTTCCAATTTATCTATTTGAAAATGAATATTGTGCAATTCACTGTTAAGCTCTTCAGCTTTGTCAACCACCTCGCTCCACTCATCATAGTCACCAACTTCTCGCCACCATATCGTATTCGCCTTTTCTGTCTCGTCTATCTTTTTTAAGGTAAGGTCATAGTCGGCCATTGTTTTTAATTCGGTCCGCATATCCTTACCGGCTGTCAGGAGGTCTTCCAGTACATTCCTTCGCTCTTCCAATTTAATAACTTTCTTCTCTGCCCTTTCCTTCTCATCTATTTTTTTCAAGGCAAGCCCATAGTCTATCATTTCTTTCAATTCAGTTTTTATTGTAAGGTCACTATATATTAAGTCTTCTAATTTATCTCTTGAGCCATACAATTTTATAATTTTCTTTTCAGCCTCTTCAAGGACCGTCACCTTGGCTTCTATCTCATCCAGGTCAGAAAATTCTAACACGCTTGAAGAGTAAGTCTTCAAATTCTCATCCGCAGAAGCTATATCATTTTTTATTTTCCTTTTCTTGGCTTCTATATTGGACAGGCTTCTGTCAATGACATCCAGGTTAACCATCTTGTTAAGTGTCCGTGCCACTTCTCCAGCTGACTCCGATAACAAGAAAGGCGAGTCCATTTGAAACTGGGTATTGATGTCTGAAAAATTAAGTGCCCGTGCAATCTGTTCTGGTATGTCTTTGTTGAATGACTTATATTCCTGACCATCTAATTCATACGAATTTTTTTTATCAGTTCTCATTCTAGCAAAAACACGATCCGCCAATACAACAACCTGTGTTTCTCCTCCCCAATTGGATCTGAAGTTTGCAGGGGCTTTGTTTCTGATAAGCCATTTCAATGCCCGGATGACTGCCGACTTACCACAGTCACTTGATCCCACTATGACATTGACTCCGGAGTCAAGTGCAAGGTAAGTATTTTTATGACTTTGGAAATTATCTATTTGCACGGATTTTATAGTCATCTCTTTGTCCTCCCAAATTCTGCCATCAGCAGGGCCTCAGCCCGTCCGTCCTTCAGTCCGCCCTTCGGTCCATAAAAATCTTCTTTTGGAACTTGGGGAAATAAGGCCATCACCTTTGAAGCAGCCACCTTTTTTGAAACGGCCGCCTTTTTATTTTTGCCGATGTTAAAATGTTTTTTCCATATCGTTGGCCTGACTTCTATGTATGGTATTTTTAATATTTGTAAAACTGCCTCAATAGCTCCATAGCCTTTCCCGTAAACAAAACCAGAACTACTTGATTGGCCTGGCATGGACTGTGCTTTTTCTAATACACAGAAGCACTCATCAGCTGGTATTTCAGGAGTATGCTCATACAAATATTCATATAGCTTATCAGCATCTATTGTTTTATTTGGGAACAATGGCATATCAAAAAGGTCAACGTACACGCCCTCATCATTTTGTATTATGGCAACAGCTCCCTTTTGCCCTGGGTCTATTCCTATGTAAATCATTCGCCAGCTTCCACTACTGATTCTTTATTTGCCAATTCCACAACCTCTTTTAAAACGCTGACATCCACTATGCACATATTTTCCATTTTTTTGTGATGTCGTTTTATTTCTACTAACATCTCAACCCTATTCCTATCTGTTTTTATGTACTCCCGTATCATTAAAATAAAAGCACCACCACAGATTATAGGTAAACAATAAAACACTACTGGTTCTATAATTTCTTTTATTCCCATTTGCTTTTCCTCTCTGTTAATATAGATTTTTCTATCTCATACCATTTGTCAATCACCCTCTGTTTTAATTCCTGTTCAAGGTTGTCTGCCTCTATGAGCTTGACTAACCCCCTGACAGAATATTCTTTGCCGTCCCATTTGACTTTTGGCTTGCCTTCCTTGTTTTTCCCTTTCTCTGTTTTGAGATCATAAAGGAAATTTATATTTGACATTATGTCATCCACTCCGTAATCAAAAAGCAACTCTACATAACACTCACGGAAGGGCTTGCCGATCTTTACCTTTGTGGCTCTGGCCTTGACGCACACCCCTATAGCTCGGTTCTTTTTCTTGTGCTTCTCAACCTCAGAGAGCCACATAATTATAGAGGCATAAAAGTCCAGGGCTTTCCCGCCTGTGCGGGTAAACTGCGGACCGAATGAGAAGCCGATGTTTGAGCGGACTTGAGAAATAATAACAAGCAGGCAATTATGATCTTTAATACTCCGACTTTTCAATCTGAAAAACCTGCTCAAAGCCTTCTGCTTATTAAGTCCGTAAGTTCCCTTTGGTTTATTGCCCTGCTCCAATGCCCTTGCCTGTTCCTGATACACCTTTACTTCAGCCTCAGAGGTGAGGCCATCCAGACTATCAAGGACATAAATTAACATCTCATCTTTTTTTAATTTGATAAGTTCTTTTGTCAGGTTGGCATCAAACTCCTCTATAGTAGTTGAGCAGTCTTTATCCCCAGCCACTATATCAAAGCCATACATTTCTTTTGTGTTGAAAGAAAAGCCTGTCTCAGCATCATCATAAAACCATTTTAATTTTTTCCCATATAGTTTTTTGGCAGAAGCTATTAGCTCGACAGCAAATAAGGTCTTGCCTGTGGACTTGTCTCCTACTATGTTGATTATTTTTCCAACTGGGTAACCACCCCCAACTGTTAGGTTGAGGACAGTTGCGCCGGTTGGTAACAACATCAAAGAGGGATCAGAGCGGACTATTGGCTTTTTTGTTTCTGTGACAACCTGATCAACTATTTCACTTTGCTTTGTTCTTTTCATCAAGTTCTCCCTTTAATAGTTGATCAAGCTTTTTTTTATCCACAATCCATCTGCCAACTCTCTTGCGGCCAATACCATATTTTTCACACCATGCTATAATAGTAGGCTTGGTCACGAAGGCCAGCTCAGCGGCTTTCATTGAGGATATATAATTTTTATCAATCACCAGAGCACTCATTCCATTTTTCGCAATCTTCGCACTCATCATGGTCATCGCAATCAGTTTCCCACTCGTGGCCACTTGGACATTTATTTTCTCCGCTGGTCTTCTTTTCTGTTTTCTTTTCAGTCTTCTTTGTAGAGCCACGCTTCATTTTATTTGGCTCCTCTTTAGTCTCTTCTGCTTCTTCAGTTTCCTCTTCGTCATCATCCTCTTCATCCTCAGTACCAAAGAATGCAACTGCCACTTCATCATATGTAGGAATAATCAGCATGGCATCAAGAGGATAGGAGTCTTCCATAATCGATTCATCAAGAGGCTCTCTTTCAACAAAGCTAAAACTTTTGTACTCAATGAAATTGGATTTGCCGAATGACTTTTCATTGCCCCGACATTTGATCGTCCGACCGTCTTCCAGGTCAGAAAATATAATCACTTCTTCTTCGGCAACAGCAGACTCCTCAAG